AGAACATGATGGAGATACAAACACTTATTTCAGTTTCTCTGCAAACGATCATATTGAACTTGTAGCAGGAGGTACTGAGTTTTTAGCAATTGACGGTACTAATTTAACTTTATCTCCTAGTGGTGCTCTTACAGTAGATGCTGGTGGAGATATAACTTTAGACGCAGGTGGTGGAGATATTCTATTTAAAGATGACGGTACCCTTGTTGGAACTATTGGTGGATTTGCATCAAGTAGTGTTAATATAAAAAATGAAGTATCTAATGGAGATATAAAAATTCAAGGTAATGATGGAGGCTCTGGTATAGATGCCCTTACTTTTGATATGTCTGAAGCTGGTAAAGCAACATTTAATAATGATGTTATAGCGTTCTCAGATAGAAAGTTAAAGAAAGATATTAAAACTTTAGATGGTTCTAAAGTATATGATATGCGAGGTGTTAGTTTTACTAGAATAGACACTAACAACCCAGGTGCTGGAGTTATAGCACAAGAAATGCAAGAAGTAGCACCAGAATTAGTTAATGAAACAGATGGTACATTAGGCGTATCTTACGGTAATATAACAGGATATTTAATAGAAGCTATAAAAGATTTAAAAGCTGAAGTAGAAGAACTTAAAAAACAGATTAAATAATGGCAATAGGAACTTCAGGTGCAATATCTATAGGTAATGGCGGAGCAGGTTCTAATACCTTAAACTCTGAGTTTGGTAGATCAGCTACCACAGCAAATAGCTCATTAAAAGAACTGTCAGATGGTACTGTTGGAACTATAAATGTTGCAAACCTAAATGCTAACAAACCAGACACATCAACACCACACGCTATGAGTGAGTTTTATAAGTATGAACACGTAGCTTCAGTATCAACAAGCCCTGGTACAGTTAATATAGCTAGTGGAGCACAAAGCGCTGCAACTATAAACGTTTATACAGCTCAATGGTCAACATGGACAGTTAGTGATAATGTTAACTGGATAAGTTTAAATGGTACTAGTGGGTTTGGTGACAGTAGTTTCACTTGGACAGCTACAGAGAATACAGGTAGTGCTAGATCAGGCACTATTACAGTTACATTTACAGTTGGAACTACTGGTGGTGCTCACCCAGGTGGAGCTAATACTACTACCACAAGAACAACAACTATTAACCAAGCTGCTGGTAGCGGCGGCGGTGGTGGCGGTGGTAAAGGTGGTGGCGGAGAACCATAAGCCACTTTAATAGGTAAAAAATGTGAAATTAGCGTAATAATATATATAGATAATTAAAATTAAGTTTAATAAATAAATAAATAAAAATGGCAAAACAAGAAGAAGTAAATAAAATTAAAGACGAACAGTTAGAAGTTTTACAAGAAAAACTTAAAATGATTGATGGAATTAGATTACAAGTAGGTACTCTAGAGAATCAAAAGTTCGCATTTTTAAACCAAATGGCTGGAGTTCAAAAAGAACTACAAGACATGCAGGTAGAATTAGAAGCTGAATACGGTAAAGTTAGTATCAACATTAATGATGGTACTATTACTGAGATCCCTGAAGAAGATGGAGAAGCTGATAAGAAAGATTAGTATCGGTAAAGATTATAAAAATGAAGCTATGCACTATTCCGTAGGCCAAGAGGTCTACGGAGGGCATACCATCACTGCTATATTAGAAGATAAAGATAAATACAGCGTGTTCATTGAAAAAGGTAACAGTGTTATTCCATGGAAAGATTTTAATAAAAACATGGCTATAGCAATAGAGTACAACTTAGAATATTAATAGCTTAGTGAAAGGTTTATTTAATTTTATTGTATCCCCTAAGGGAAATAAATATAACAATATAAAAAAATTAGGTGATAAAGAACTTATCACTAATACACATATTGAAGAATTTAAAAATATAAATAGAGAAGCTATAATTAAATCTTTACCAAGTGGTATTAATACAAGTATAAATATAGGTGATGAAGTAATAATACATCATAATATTTTTAGACAATCATATGATGATAATGGTAAGATAAAAGAAAGTAATTTTATCATACAAGATGATTTGTATTTTTGTCCATTAGATTGTATCTTTTTATATAAAAGGAATAAACAATGGAATTGTATTGATGAATATTGCTTTGTTAAACCTATAATTAATACTAATAGAAATAGTTTAAAACATGAAAATCCTGATATGGGTATAATAAAATACTCAGACGGATCTTTTAATGTTGATGATTTAGTGGGTTTTAATCCTAAAATAAATCATGAATATATAATAAATGGTGAACTATTATATAAAGTAAAATCTAATTTAATTGAAATTAAGTATGAATACCAAGGAAACGAAGAAGAATATAATCCAAGCTGGGCATAAAGCTGTCGAAGAACTTATTAAAGTTGCTAAAGAAGCTATTGTTGATTCAGATGATGATATATCTGCAGATAGATTAAAAAATGCTGCAGCTACAAAAAAGTTAGCTATATTCGATGCTTTTGAGATATTAAATAGGATACAAGAGGAACAAGATATGCTTGATGGCAAAGTAAAAGAAGAAAAGAAAGATGAAACTTTTTCTGGTTTTGCTGAAAGAAGATCTAAATAATGTACGAGCAAACTTTATATAAGGTTGTAGAACCTATTAAAATAAATACCATAAAAAGGCTTAATAAAGCTAAGAAGTGGAAATACGGTTATAATAAAGAGCATGATATTGTTGTTATTAGTAAAACTGGTGAGATTGGTGAGATATATGAAATACAGAATTTTCAAATAGCTTTACCAAAAATACCTAAAGAGATTAATAAGTTTGATAGTGACAAATGGGAGGTAACACCTTATCCAAAAGAATTAAATAGGATAAAAACCATATTTGATTGGAAACAATACCCTAGTGATTTTAAAAGAAAATATATAGATTATATAGAAAATGAATTTAAAAGAAGGGAAGAGGGTTTTTGGTATTACAATAAAGGTGTTCCTACTTATATTACTGGCACTCATTATATGTACTTGCAGTGGAGTAAGATTGACGTTGGGAAACCAGACTTTAGAGAAGCAAATAGATTATTCTTCTTATTCTGGGAAGCTTGTAAGTCAGACAAAAGATGTTACGGAATGTGCTACCTTAAAAATAGACGTTCTGGATTCTCTTTCATGGCTTCTGGAGAAGCCGTTAACCAAGCAACAATATCTAGTGACGCAAGGTTCGGTATATTATCTAAAACAGGGCCAGATGCTAAAAAGATGTTTACCGATAAAGTCGTACCAATATCAGTTAATTACCCGTTCTTCTTCAAACCCATCCAAGATGGAATGGATAGACCTAAAACAGAACTTGCTTATAGAGTTCCTGCCAGTAAGCTTACAAGACGGAACATTACTAGCACCGATAAACCAGAAGAATTACAAGGTCTTGACACTACAATAGATTGGAAAAACACAGGTGATAATAGTTATGACGGTGAAAAACTAAAACTATTAGTACATGATGAGAGTGGTAAATGGGAGAGACCTAACAATATTTTAAATAACTGGAGAGTTACAAAAACAACACTACGATTAGGTAGTAGAATTATTGGGAAATGTATGATGGGATCCACCTCTAATGCTTTAGATAAAGGTGGAGATAACTTTAAAAAACTATATAATGCTTCAGATGTCACAAAAAGAAACCGAAATGGCCAAACAAAATCTGGATTATATTCTCTTTTTATCCCAATGGAGTGGAACTACGAAGGATTTATTGACGAGCACGGCATTCCAGTATTTGATAGTCCAGACAATGATGTCATCGGACCAGATGGGGAATTAATAGATGTAGGAGTTGTCGATCATTGGCAAAATGAAGTTGATGGATTAAAAAATGATCAAGATGGTTTAAATGAATTTTACCGTCAATTTCCAAGAAGTGAAGATCATGCTTTTAGAGATGAGACTAAAAACAGCATATTTAATTTAGTAAAAATCTATGAACAGATAGATTATATAAACGATAGCACTAAATCTCATTTAATTACACAAGGTAGTTTTCAATGGGTTAATGGTATAAAAGATACAAAGGTATTTTTCGCACCAAACCCAAATGGAAGATTTTATGTTAGTTGGATACCAGATACCAATATGCAAAATAACGTTATCGTTAAAAATGGTAAGAAATATCCTGGTAATGAGCATATAGGTGCTTTTGGATGTGATAGCTATGATATATCAGGAACAGTAGATAACAAAGGTTCTAAAGGTGCTTTACATGGCCTTACTAAGTTTAGTATGGAGAATGTACCACCAAATCAATTCTTTTTAGAATATGTAGCTAGGCCACAAACCGCAGAAATGTTTTTTGAAGACGTGTTAATGGCATGTATATTTTATGGAATGCCTTTATTATGTGAAAATAACAAACCAAGACTATTATATTATTTTAAACGTAGAGGATATAGAGGGTTTAGTATGAATAGACCTGATAAAGTTTGGAATAAATTATCAACAGCTGAAAAAGAAATAGGTGGTATACCTAATTCTAGTGAAGATA